TATCAGTACTTGTTGATTTTCTCTCACGTGAGGGGCAGAAGATTGTGGATAGCCAGCTTAAAAACAAAGGCTACACACATCGGACGCACAACCTTCACGACAGCTACGGTTGGGGAGTATATGTTGACAAGAAACTTGTTGCAAGCGGATTCCCGGCTATTAAAGCTGAGAAAGGTAGAAAGTGGTATGGTGAAACGATTAAAGGCCGTGAAGCCATTACGGACTTCCTTCAAAACAAGTACAATGCGCATGACGGGATAGACTTGGTTGTAGCGGTCGCAATGCCATACGGTGAGATAGTTGAGGACAAGTATAAGTACGAAGTGATAGCGACTGCAAGAAATGACGTGAAGCAGCTTGCTTCAAAGCTCAAGAACGCGAATTTCGGAATAATAAGTCACGGTAGTTATTGATTATGGGAAACATATACAAGACAACATCAAGAGTAGAAAACTTCTTTTCAATGCTCCTTACGAAAGCTGGCATTTCTGATAACCTGTTTATCGGGAATATGCCCGCAACCGTTGACAGCAGTTGGAAAGACATGATGCTTGTCGATGTGCTCTCACTCAAAGATTACGGTGCTTACGCAAAAGGCTCGGCGAACATATTCCTCTACGCAAAATCAGTTGACAGCCACGGCACAAAGCCTGTGAAGGAACTGTACAAAATGGAGATTGCGCTTGATAAGGCTATTGAATCATGCAACGACGATCATTATGTGATTGAAGTCAACTTCCGTGATGCGGACTACGACCAGAACAGGAACTACTACTACAATGTATATAACGTGCAAGTAATAATAAGGTAATTAATTTTTAACAGGATAATATTCTAAGATTATGGCAAAAGTAACATTTACAGGTAAAACAGCAAGAAAGCTATCAAACCCCAAATATATTGTGGTTACTGAATTTTTATCTTCTGATAGTGAAGAAGCTAAAGGCGATTCCTATATCCTTGAAGATGTACTACGTGATACAACTTCATTCACGCAGGATGATAATGACAAGACAGATATTGAACGTGAAACATCTGACACGCCTATCAAGTCAATCATAAAACTCGGAAAACGAAATGTAGGAGCAACCGTTGATGATTGGCAAGATGATGTAGCTAAGGCTCTTGCCGGCTATTCGCTTGTAGGTAATAAGCTTGTAGCTCCATCGTCATACAAAGACAAGTATGTGAAGTTTGCCACCGTATTCAATGACGATGATGCCGATTCTACGACAGGCCTTATTGCCGCCGTTTACCCGAAGGTAATGCTTGATTCAAAATCCCTTATAGAATCTTTGAACTCTCAAATTGCAGGGATTGAAATAGCGGGAGTAGCTCAGGATGTTGATGTTGCTCCGGCATTTTCAGAAGAAAGCACATACAAAGTCGGAGATGCTGTAATTAAAGACAACAAAGTTTATGTCTGTAAAACAGCAGTTTCCCCTGCTGGTAGTTGGTCTGAAGGTTCTTGGGATATTGTGAATGACGCTCCATTGAAAACTCCGTTCTATTGGGAAAAGAACTATTCTCTTCCGACAGAATAATATAGGTAAAAAGATTGTTGAATAGGGCGGTAGGCTGATATGCCGCCGCCCTTTTTTGTCTGAAATTATGGCAGTTATACGCTCAAAAAACATAGAGAAGAAGAAACTGATAGAAGCAACAAGGGTTACACCTGGGAAACGAGTTTCAGATGAATCAATGGAACGGCTTGCAAGGATAATGAATGACAGTCCAAGCATTATGAAACTCCACGGTACGGAATGGTGTATCAAAGGATTAAAGCCAGGTGTCCAATGGCTCATTGCGGAACAAGCGTGCCGGATTGTCAAAGGAGAGAAACTGAGCATGGGAGATGTTATCAAGGAGTTTGCAGTAAATCTACCAGCAGTGGCGCATGTGATAACACTTGCGTTACTCAATGACAAGGAAAGGATATTTTCTGATTACAACAAGAGAGAACTTTCCGGGGAGTACCACCAAATATATGACCTTCTTATGTGGGGAGAATACGACATGAAAGACTGGGCATTATTGCTTGGTGAAATCCTCAACCTCATAAGCACGGATTTTTTTTTCGAGAGTACCAATGTGATTCAGACCGTGAGGGAAATGACATTGACGAGGAAGACGAAGAAAACGGAACAAAACTGATAATATCCCGTACCGAGTGGGGGCAGATGATTGATTTTCTGCGCTCCAACACTTGGTGCTCTCGTGATGAATACTTGTGGAAAATGACGGTCGGGCAGGTACGGTTAAGCTCGTTTGATTTCTCCCACGTGCAATACTTGAATAAGAATAAAAAGAAAGTCAGTAAGATAGGTAGTGCTGACGATTTGAAGAATTTGAACGACCTGGGATTACCAATAATCAATAAGTAAGATAACGATGGCAAATAACGAAGCAGGAGCATTCCTCAATATAACACCCGATGTACTAAAAAAGTTGGATAGTTTCGATGAGAAGCTGGAGAAGATAGAGAAGCACGCTCATACAGCGGCTGACGCGTTGAAGAACGGTTTTGGTAAGGTTGTGATAGACACTACCAAACTTGAAAACGCCATTACGTCACTTGCCAATAAGATGAATGCGCTTAATTCGGCAGGAAATGCTATTGGAAATATAGGAACATCCGCGCAAGGATCTGCGAGAAACGTATCTTCAATGAACGAAAGTCTTTCACGCGCGGCATTGCTTATGAATCAGATAGGCAATAGCAAAATCAGTGAAAGTTCATTCTCCACATGGAATATAAAAGGTCTGAATCAATACTATTCCGACTTGAAAAAATACGTTGAGAACGCTGATTTGTCAAAGCCACAGCAAGAAGCTGCCATTAGAGCTATGCAGTACATGAAAATGGAACTTACAGAGCAGAGAAAGACTGACGAGCAACGTGCCCAATCCGCTGAAAAAGCCGCACAACGCAAGGAAGAAGCGGACAGGCGTGCGGCAAAGGCGGCAGCAGATTTGGCAAAACAGCAGGAACTTGCACAGCGAACAACTCCGCAAGGCGCATTGGACTATTCCAAAAACACAAAGTCTCTCAAAGAAAACGTACAAGCAATCGAATACCTTAAAAAGGCTCGTTTGTCCCTAAACACTACTGATAAGAACTACCAAACTACGTTACAACAGATAAACCAAGCTATCGCAAAGCACAACCAAGCGTTACAACAGGCAGGGGTGCAATCACAAAACCTTGCTACACGCCATCGCAACCTTATGGATACGGCTGGGCAATTAAGCCGCCAGCTTGCCTTGGTGTTCTCCGTGTCACAGATTGAAGGGTATATAAGCAAAATAGTTAGGGTTAGAGGTGAATTTGAACTTCAACAGGTCGCATTACGTGCCATTATCCAAGACAGAGATAAGGCGGATAAGATATTCTCACAGACGCTTAACCAAGCGTTAAAATCACCATTTCAAGCAGGTCAGCTTATTACATTCACAAAACAGCTTGCTGCATACCGTATTGAATCCGGCAAGCTGTTTGACACCACAAAACGGCTTGCCGATGTGTCCGCAGGTTTAGGAGTGAGTATGGATAGGCTTATCCTTGCCTATGGACAGGTTAAGGCAGCAGCATACTTGCGTGGTTCGGAAGTTAGGCAGTTTACGGAAGCTGGTATCAACATGTATGGAGAGTTGCAACGCTATTTTGAAGAAGTCAAAGGAGAAGCATATACCACTGCACAGATTGTGGATATGATTTCCAAGCGCATGGTCAAGTTTGAGGATGTGGAAGCCGTATTCAAGAGAATGACAGATGAAGGAGGTTTGTTCTTCAATATGCAGGAAGTGCAAGTAAATACGCTTCATGGGCAAATTGAACGTTTAAAAGACGTAATCGCACTTATGATGAACGAAGTTGGTAAGTCAAACCAAGAAGGCTTCTTATCTATATCAACAGCTATCAACCTTGCAAATACATTATTAGAGAATTGGAGAACGGTTGCATCCGTATTGAAGACAGTGGTTGCTGCTTATGGAACATTGAAAGCTGTTTCCGGAATAATGTGGATTGCGGAACGTGCATATATGGCCAAGGACATAGCACAGCAAAGAGTGAGAATATCTTTGAAGTGGCAGGATATTATGGCTACACGTGCCCAAGCAGCCGCAAACGCTGCAAATGGTACTGCTATTGCTGGGGCAGTAGCTTCACAAAGAAGTCTTAATGCAGCCATGGCAGCAAACCCATACGGTGCTATATTAGCGGTTGTTGTCGCTTTAGGAACGGCAATATACGAAGTGGTTCAAAATACAAACAGGCTGCAAAAAGCTCTTGACGGTATTGCCGCAGAAGGGGCTTTCAGTTCTGTACAATCAGCGAACAATTATGCAAAACTTGCAGCTACGGTGGCGGACAGCACAAAGTCATATCAAGAACACAACAAGGCACTTGCAGAACTGAAAAGCAAATATTCCGACATACTTCCCGAACAATACTTAAATGCAGAGGGCATTAAGGCATTAAATGGCAATTACAAGGAAGCCATTAAGACCATCCATCAATACATCAATGCCAAGACAAAGGAGCGTATGATTGATGAAGTCGGTCAGGAGGCAAACAAGGAAATGTATGCCAACCAGCAGAAAACTGCTAAAGCCATCGCAAAGATTGTGGAGGAGCAGCATGGAATGAAAGTTTCATGGAGTGACATTAGCGGCATTCTCAGCCAAGTGCAAGACAAACTGATGAACGGGACTATCAAATCCGTGCGACAACTTCGGAAAGAAACTGAAAAAGTAGTCGAAGAATATACAGGCTTGAGGAATATTGATTTGAGCGACTATTTCACAAGGTTATCAGGTAGTTCATTTGGCGGTGCTGATAAATTCAGGTTTGAAAAAGTACAAATAGAAAGTAATCAGTTTGTAGAATGGTTCAAAAGCGCAGAATCATACCTTACTAAAATAGAAGATATTGGAAACCGTTTCAACAGAGACGTAATAAGCCTTACTGCGCAACGTTATCAATCTCAAAAAGATGAAGCCGACAAGATGATTGCAAACGCCATGTCCGCATACGATGTGTTACGTGAAGCTCAAAAAGAGAATACAAAAGTCACAAAGGAAGAGCTTGAAAACGCAAGGTCACTTGTGCAAAAGGTATTAAAAGCAATAGGGTCTGATGTAAAGGTCGATTCAGAGTACATGAGTAAGTTGTTCAATGACAGCTTTTTCTTTGAGGATGAGAAAAGAAATGCCACACAGGCAAAACTTAGACAGTTGTTTGAAAAACTGAAAAAGGAAGCCAAAGAATCAGAAGATAATTCAGGGGCAGTATGGTTGCAGGAATTTGAAAAACAGATTAACGGCCTTGACCTGACGCCGCTACAAAACAGCATAAAGAAATTCATGCTTGGGATTAGCGGAAATGAGGATATTCAAGCCAATTGGAATATACGGACTGGAGAAACGGAGGAAGAGTTTAAGAAGCGCATCAAAACAGAGATTGATACACGGAATGAAATAATCCGTAAAAGCCAATTAAGCCTTTATCCTGAATACGGACAAGATACTACTAAGGTAAAATCAGAACTTGAAGAACTGAATAAATTATATAATGGACTTGGTGGCGACAATAAAAAAGGTCGTTCAAGTGCCGAACGTGACATTTGGTCAGAGCGTATATCCGTCCTCAAAGAAATGCAGTCACGGTATGAGAAACTGAATCAGCTTATGGGAGAGAACCGTGCCATAGAGGAAACACGTTCGGCTTTCAAAGGTGCTTTGGACTTCACACAAATGGGAGAAGTTATCAAAGCGGAAGATATTATTCCGACCAAGCAAGGAATGATTGATGCGCTTGAAAAGTTACTCAAACAGATTCCTAATGACGTAAAGAATGCCGCAAAAAGAACTGGGCTTGAAAAGGAAATTGCAGAACTTAAAATCGGTATTCAACAGGACTACCTGAAAGAACAGCTTGAAAAGACCAAGAAGAACATTGAAGATATGTTCAACCAGTTGGACTTGCACAAGAAACTGAAAGATGCAGGACTGTCCGAAGCCGAAGTGCAACAGCTGTTCCCCGGACTTGCAAAGACATTGGATGATGTCGAAAAAGAAATGAAAGCATCATACGAAAAGAATTTCCCAAAAGGTGAGTACCTTGTAGAAGGCACTGACGCAAACAAGCAATATTTAGCCGATTTGGATAAGCTGAATCAACAGCGTGTGAAGGAAAGTCAAGACCTTGTTGTGGAGCTTACAAAAGCATATAAAACACAGCTTTCTGACCAGTTGCAGCTTGACGGATGGTATTATGAGGAAAGGACTAAGATAGCAAAAGCAAACCTTACAGAGGAACAGAAGGCGCAATATGAAGCGAACCTTCAAAAACAATATGGAAAGAAGTCTGATGAAAACACTTGGAAGCAATTCCAAAATTCGGATATGTACATTTCCATGTTTGAGAATATTGAAAGTTCATCCACACGTATGCTTACTGCCATGCGTGATAAACTTGCGAGTTTGCGTGAGAACTTAAAAGACCTCCCTGCCGACCAACTGAAAGCCATAATCAAGCAACAGGAGAAGATTGACGAAATGATTTCCAAAAAGAATCCTTTCACAGGTCTTACTTCGGGAGTTAAAGAGTACATTCAGTTCTTGAAAGAAAGAAAAGAACTTGAAGAGGAAAATATA